CCGGAGCAATCATCAATCCCTTGGACGTCATATCCCTCAGCCATTAATGAATTGTATAGATGATGTCCGATGAACCCTTTAACGCCCGTAATTAAGACTTGAGTCATTTCCATTCCTTCAGTGTAGTCTCTAAGAGTTTCCAGTAATCTGGTGTTTTTTCCTCAAAGACTTGTGGCTCCTCATTCTCAACAGCCATAACTATAACAATACTATTTATTGGGATTCCTGTGCGTTCCTCAAACATTATTGAATAAGCTGTCGCTTGCAAGAAATAATCTTCGCACCATTCTTTCTTTTTTATCTTATTGGAAGTCTTCCAATCTAATATTGCTTTCTCGCCTTTCCAATCAGCTACGCAGTCACAACGGCCAGCGACACCTAATTGTTTAGACCAAAGAGGTATTTCAATGCCTGCAATATTATCAAGATGAGAATCTATTATTGGTTTGATGGTATTAAATAACTCTATCACATTTGGTTGACTTTTACCAAAATAATCTGAATTATTAGCAAGATAATTTTCTACAACTGTATGCATGCTTGTTCCGCGGCGCGTAGCTTTTGTAGTTATTTTATTTGCTTCTTCTTCACCAATTCTTTCCCTCCATTCTTTAAAAAATTGGGCTTTTTTTCTACCTAGAACGGTTGTAATGGAGGGAAAGGAGCCGTCGGGTGTTTTGTACACCCTCTGGCCATCTATATTAGTGGTTTGTAATTCTTCAAATTCAAGTTCTACATGATTAAACATTCATATTTGCTCCGGGATAATTTCGCTTTATTTGTTTCAGGTGATCAGTAAAAGCTTCGTCTGGTTTCTTTTTGTGACCTTTTGCTGTTGTGCCTGAAATATTATCATATACAAATCCCGGACATTGAACTTTCATTGTTACCGTGTCCTCGTTACAAGAAGGACACGGCTCTTTAGTTGGTTGGTCGCGATCTGCTATTGAATAACGTTCTTCAAACTCATGACCGCATTCACATTTGTAATCGTAAAATGGCATAATTTACCTATAAAAAATATGTCTATCAATTTGAACTGTTCTTTTTTTGTATTTAGACCAGCGTGGATCATCAATATAATCAGCATGATAATGTGTTGCACCATCTGTTATGTCCTTTAAAAAACTACCGCTTTTATATTTACTACTGGTATAAAACCATTCTGATAGTTTTTGAATCTTTTCCCAATTTGGTCCTGGATATGGTATGTCGTGTTTACCATCGCAATACCAGGAAAATTGGCACATATCTCGTTTGGGGTGACCACTTGCGTGAAGCTGGGCATCATGTACAACTTTACAATAGGAATTCGGGTAATTTTTATCTAGTACCCTATTAAGTGTAACATGAGCTACTGCTAGTTTCCCGGCAGTAGATTCAATTGCGGCCTCGAAATAGATATTATGTGCCAAACAAGATATTTCATCCTGATGGCTTACAAAATTATTGTATTGTGTTCCTTTCCATTGTCGAATCGGCTTCAAACTAATGCTTGGGGTTTCCAAGTGCTGTTTTAGTGTTACTGCGGACCTTTCGTTGGTGGTAAACTCAACTATTTTAGCAGCATCCGCTTGTTGATGCACGATTTTTACTGGATAGGATACTATTGCTAATAAGATAGCAATGGTAGCTATTGTCTTAAACATAAATTGCTCCGAAATGTTAATTCACATTACGCATCATATGTTATTATGGTACTACTTGCTTTTTTTAGTTTCCGGCATTGGCGGAATGAGATGAGGAAACGTCTCCGCCACTAACTTATAAGTCAACCCACGAACGCCGAGATCTTTCTTACTCAATTTAATAAGTAACTCAGCTTCAGTTGGTGTCACACTTTCTAACATAGTGATGAACATCGTTTCTCTTTTTATAGGATTAATATTATTACCAGCACAAAAGTCTGTTCCGCCTGGGCCCTCCACAAAATATCTCAATTTACGGATCTGTCCGTATAACAATGTCGATCGTGGATCTTCTGCTTGAGCTTGATACGGTGGATTACTTTCAGGCAATAAAAATTTTACATCTGGATGGAACGTGTACCACAGTAAGTTCTCCAAATGGTGACTTTTATTTTGTGTTAGTAATTCTCCCCTCTCTTTCTGACTTTTTGCTTTATCAATCAAATTAAATAATTCTATAAGTGTCATAATCTAAAACTCCTGAATGGATTCAGTCAATTCTTTAAGTCTATGCTTAATAAAATAATTAAGCATTTTATCACGGCCGGTGTACTGATCACTTTCATACCGTGTTTGTATATTTATCTGAATTGAATCCGGTATACACGCTAAATCTATAAGAGTTTCATTCCTCTTATAATTGCGTAAAAGCTCACCTTCAAACAATTCTTCTGGATTTCCGCTTAACCATTTTTCAATTTTCTTCTTTGAAAGTGGTTTTTGACGTAACCCTTCTACCAAACAATTATCATTTGACAATATATTTGGTACTCCGTCACTACGATCACCTTTTACAATTAAAGCCCTTAGCTGTTCTTCAGGTTTAGGGTTATTTAAAAATTTCTTTGTTAAAGGAGACCATTGTGAAATATTTTTATATTTTTGTAATTGGATAAAATCTTTATCTGATGAAACAATTAAAATAGGATCTATATTATAATTCTTACATATAACACCTATAATATCATCTGCCTCACATCCATCTATAGTAACAACCTTATAAGGCATGTATTCTTCTAATTCAGAACGAATATCATCAATAATTCCAAATAAAGTTTTCCAATCTATATTCTGTTTATTTTCTTCTCTGGCTTTCTTACGATTTGCCTTATATAATGGAAAATAATCTTTTCTCCAATTATTTTTATTATCGCAACAAAAAACCATGTCACTTCCATATTTGTCACAAAAACGATTACGAATCATCTTAATGTTATTCATAACCATATGGCGAACCATATCATTTTCTTTTCCAGGTTCAAATTGCTTTTGAAATATCATAAAATTAGCAATTATCATCTGATTATAATCAACGAGTATCATTTTTTCTTTTTCTTTTTGTTTTTATTCCTTCTATACCAATTTAACTTAACAGGTTTACTACTTTCTTTTTTCACCGTTTGAATGTTATCGCATTCTTCAATCAAATTATCATAAAATTTGATTAATCTATTTTTAATAATTCCATTTAAATGACTATATGCCTCTTTAAGATCTGGATTACCTTTTTTTGCTAATCGTATCTCCTCTGCCATTAAATTTATTTCTTCTTTTAAATGCTTTGCAACAGGCTTGGAAATCTTATTTTGTTTAACAAAAGTCTTAAAATTAAATTTTTCTTTAAATCCACTATCAATTTGCTGTTCTACAACTTCTTCTACATCAAATGCTAACTTCTTTGCCATATCACGCATTCTTTGCTGAATATCTGGTCTTACTTTATTAGGCTGTGCCACTTCTTGTTGATTTTTTCTTCTATTAGCAATTTCTTCAATATTTTTAAGTTTCTCAATAAAAAGAGTTTCAAGTTTTTCTGGGCATCGATCAAGACCCCGTGTTTTTAACCGCGCAATATAACCAACATGCATTCCTACTGCTTCTAAATCTATTGGTTTAATCTTTTTAGGTGATGTCGTCTTAACTTTATTCTTTTTATAATATTCAGAAACAAAATCCATTGTTTCTTTAAAGTCATAAAATTTATAATACCATCTAAATGCTTCATGCATTTTATTTGTTAGAGCGTCTTCCTCTAATTCCATCCAATCCCTTGGATCGGGCTCTTCACCCATATGCTTCGCTTCAAGTGATCTTTTCTGAAATGCCATATTAACTCGCCTCTGGAGGATCCGGTTGATTATCTTGTGTTTCCATTACTATTTTATCAAAAACGTTAAATGAAACAGGTTCCCAATTCAACTCTTCACCGTATTCAAAACATAACACCTTACCATCATGCGCTTGCGCTATTATCATTTGGCCTCCACCAAATAAGCTAGGAATACTTTGTCCCATAACATGAATCCATAATGGTAAATCCTTATGTTTGTAAAAACTATCCACTTTTAAAGGCACATCAGTTTCTACTGATGCCTTTTTAATATTACGACTCTTCTTGAATTCCTGTAAGTCTATAACTTTCATGTCTTGTTTTTAATTCACACATCACGTAATGTAATATGATAGACATTACGCTTTCACACTTTTCCATATGATTATAGTTAATATGTATAAACTTTTGGACTTTAGACTT